CAAAACGCAATGAAAAAAAATGCGGATAAAATGCAGGGAGCAAACGCAAAGATTGCTGCCTGTTTGAAATTGGAAAGCGCGGGCGGCGCAAATAGCAGGCCCGACAAAAATAATATGGGGGGCTGCAAAATGACAGCTGAAGAACTTAAAAAGAGCAATCCCGATGTTTATGCGGCGATTGTTGCAGAAGGCGAAGCTAAAGGCGCAAGCGATGAACGCGAACGCGCAAGCCGTCTTTTAGCTATGGGTGAAAAATGCGGTTGCACTGATTACGCCCTTGAATGTATCAAGAATAACGCCAATCCTACTGATTCGGCAGTTATTGACGCATTCATGGATAAAAAGGTTGCCGCACAGGTTGTTGCCGCACAAAAGGAAGATGAAAAAAACATTCCAGAAGTTGTGCCGCCAAAAGACAACACACAGAGGGACAATGCCGCTGTAATGGCTGCATTTGATAAAGAGCTTGGGAGAAATTCATAATGGGAACAATTAACGGAAATATGGAAGCCATTACACACGGCCCGGACGACCTTTTTATTGGAAACAACGAGTTTACAGCTGAAGTCCTTTCCCTTGCGGCACAGGAAAGCGCAAAGGACGGCTACGTTCTTGCAAGGAACAGCACAAGCGGCAAGCTGGAACTAGCAGACGATGTTGAAGGCCAGTGTTTTATTCTTGCAACACGCGAAGACCTTAAAAATGAAAACGCAAGCGGCGGAGCTGCAAAAGATTTTTATGTTTGCGTCTGCATTGCCGGAAGCGTGAAGAAAAGCGGCGTAACTGTCGCAGGAAGAGCTTTGACAGCTGCACAGGCTGATGCTTTGAGGGCAAGCGGAATTCTTGCCCTTGATGTAACAAACATTGGAAAGACAGACAATCTGTAATTCTTGATTTTTAGGGAGAAAACAAAATGGATTTTCTAAAGAAAGTTCTTAAAATGTTCACCGATGACGCGCATATGCAGAAGCGCGGATTCTTTACAACATTCTTCAAAACAACAGAAGAAGATTACACAAACGCCGAATATGTGGAACTTGACATTGAGCGCAGCGGAAACAAGATTGCGCCTGTCTTGAAAGACCACAGAACGGGCGGCGTTATCATTGATGATGACGTTTTCACAGAAAAGCGGTTCAAGCCGCCTTATTCCTGCTTGAGAACCCCTGTTCCGCTCTACGAGCTTATGCAGCGTCAGCCAGGCGAAAGCGACAACGCAGATGTTGTTGGTTCATGGTTTGCGCGGCTTGTTGTAAAAATCAAGAAAGCACTTTCTAAATTCCATCGCATGTTCAAAGAACAGATTGAATTGCAGTGCGCGCAGATTTTGCAGACAGGCATTGTTCAGCTTTCAGACGAAAACGGCAATGTCATTTATGACCTTGACTACAAGATGAAGGCAAGCCACAAACCTACAGTTGCAATCAGCTGGAGCGATACGGCAAACGCTACGCCTCTTGCGGATTTGGAAGCCCTATGCGATGCAATCAACGATGACGGAAAAAGCGACCCTGCCATTGCGGTTTTCGGACGCAATTCATGGAACTATGCAATTAAAAACCAGGATTTCAAGGACGCTGTTAAAAAAGACGGTATGAATCTTGGTCAGCTTTCACCAGCTTTGAAGAATCGCGGTGGCCGCTACATGGGCTACATCGACATCGGTTCTTACCGCCTTGAACTTTGGGTTTATAACGACAGCTACGAATCTTTCAAGGGTTCAACTCTTACAAAGTTTATGAACCCGGACAAGGTTGTTATAACAGCTGCCATTGAAGATTTGGATTTCCGCGTAGTTTTCGGCGGCGTTCCAACTATGGGAATGAAAGAACCGTTTACGGCCATCATTCCGGCAGAAGTTACTTATGACGGATTCGCGCGTATTCATAACCGTGTTTGGGCAGATGAAAACGGCGACGCTTACACAGCCGAAAGCAAGATGCGTGGTTTGGCAATCCCTGTTTCAGTCGATAAATACGGCTGCTTGACAACTACAGCTTCGTAATCGAAAAGGAGTTTTAACATGGCAACAGCTACAAAAATTTATGAAATTGCAGACGGCGTGGCTATCACATCAAAGGGCGTGATTCTGAACGAAGGTCAGGAAGTTACCGAAAAAGACTTTGCTTCCAAAGAGGTTTTTGAAAAGCTCATCAAGGCAAAGAAAATCATACAGGTAACAAGCACTGGCAAAAGAACTAGCACAGGCAAAAGCGGTTCAAACCCTACTTCTTCTACAGGCGCAGCAGAACCGACGCCGGAAAACACAACACCTTCTGATGATGGAAACAAAGCAGAAGGCGATGAAGAAGACGGCAACGGCGAAGGCGGTGACGCTGGCGAGGATGCCTAAAAATGGGTTTAAGGGAACTTGCGCGGCGCGATGCCCTTAAAACAGTTGAGGGCAATCAAGCCGGAAACACTGTCTTTACTCTTAGCGACAAAGCCGGGCATTCGTGGGAGATAACCGGGTTTGTGGGAGACATTGGCTATTCTGTTGATACAGAGGGAAACCGTGTCGCAGGACGGACAGTGTGCGCAAGTTTTCTGGCAAGCCGCGTGCAAATTGGCGGCAAAACCGTAAGCCCTGCCCCCGGCTGGAAACTTGTCTACAAAAATCTGGATGGAGAAACACAGGAAAGCAATGTTGTGTTTGCAGAGCCGGACAGAACGATTGGGATTGTCCGGGTATTTCTTAGCTTGGATATGAGCGGAGCGGAACAGGCGGTAAATGATGATTGAATGTGAGTGCAAAGAGCTTTTAAGTGAGCCGGATAATATCGAGTATATCCGCGATCAGATTGGAGCGATTTTGAGCGTAGAACTTGCCAATCAGTTTGCGCTTGCACAGGAAGCAGCCGACCCTAACGCCCGTGACTACAACATTGCCGTTTACATTGAGAACGACGACCCCCTGCAATATGTTGACAGCGGGGTAAATCCTTTTCCACTTGCAAACTTAACTTTGGTTGGTTCTGAAAAAACAAGTGGAAGCACAAACTTTAATAAGCACAGAATGAGCGCAACATTCTTGCTTGATGTTTATGCTACAGGAAACGCAGAGAGCGGCGAAGATGCCGGAATGCGGGCAAGTCTAAAGGCTTGGAAAGCAGCGCGCATTGTAAGAAATGTTTTATGTGCTGAAAACTACGCATATTTAAAAATGCGTGGAATTGTTGATGGTCGCGATATTGTGAAGTTTGAAGCTGGAAGTCCAGCAAACACAAATCCGGCTGTAAAAGTGAAAATTGTACGCATTACTTTGAATGTGGATTATATAGAGGGTGTGGCAATCAGTGAGGGCGAAGGCTTAGAGCTGGTTGACGCTAAAATTAGCGACAAAGACGGCAGAGTGCTTGTCGAATTCTAATATAAAAGGAGCAAAGAAAATGGGTGTAAGTCCTAGCACGGTTTCAAGAATTACAGGTCTTGAAACACATTACAAAAACTTTAACACCAGAAATGCTGCAATGCTGCCACAGCAGCTTGCAATTATTGGACAGGGAAATGACGATGCCGTCTATTCTCTTGACAAGTACGAAATCGAGGGAAGCGCAGATGCAGTCGCACAGAAGTACGGCTACGGAAGCCCTCTCCACCTTGCGGCTTTACAGCTCTTTCCGAAAGCTGGAGCAATGGCCACATTCCCTGTTTACATTTTGCCTGTCGCAAAAGGTGCGCAGTGGACTAAGGCACAGGGCGAAATCCTTATTACTGGAGATGCTGCAACAAAAGCCGGAAGCGGTACTGTCAGCGTTGGCGGTGTAGACGCTGAATTCAGCGTTGCAAAAGGCGCAACAGCTTCTGAAACTATGGCTGCTATTGTTGCTGCTATTAACGCCGTGCTTGAAATGCCAGCGGCTGCCGCCGTTACGGCAGCTTCTGGAGATGTGCCGGAGCATATTACTTTGACCGCAAAATGGAGCGGCGTGCTTGGAAACAGTATTACTATTGTTATGGATGCCGACTTGCCAGGCTTAACCGTGGCAATTACTGCATTTGCAGACGGAGCAGGAACACCCGATGTTACAAGCGCACTTGAAAAAATCGGTCAGAAATGGATTACATTTGTGCTTTCTACTTTTGATTACAAGGCAGGAAGCATTCTTGATACATACCAGGCATGGGGTGAAGGACGCTGGAGCGTTTTGCAGAAAATGCCTTGTATCGTTGCGCACGGTTGTACAGATAACTATACAACACGCACTGCAATTTCAGACGAGCGCAAAAACGATTACATTAACTTTTTGGTTCCTAGTGTTGGTTCGCCGGAATTGCCTTTTGTTGTTGCTGCAAAAGGTTTGCTTGACGATATTATCACAACAGCAGATTCAAACCCGCCGCAAAATTACAAAGGCCAGCTTAAAGGACTTAAAGCCGGAAGTGACGATGCGCAGGAAACACCACAGATCCGCAATCAGTCCCTTCTTAAAGGTGCATCAAACAACATTAAGAGCGGAAATGTTGCAGAGCTGAACGACATTGTTACTTTCTACCACCCGGATTCAGAAGGCAAATATCCTGGTCGCCGCTATGTTGTGGATGCGGTTAAACTTATGAACATTGTTTATAACTGCCGCCTTATCACAGAAAGTGACGATGTTAAGGGTGCGCCACTTGTGCCAGACACACAGGTTACAACTAATCCGGAGGCAATCAAGCCAAAGACTGTTAAAGGCTGGTTTGCAACTCTTGCTGATTCACTTGCAAAAAATGCAATTATCAGCGACGCAGATTTTACAAAAAAAAATTTGCAGGTTGGGATCAACAGCGAAAATTCAAAGCGGCTTGATTATGTTTTCCCATGCAAACTTTCCGGCAATGTGGAAGTTATCAGCGGCGATATTTATTTTGGTTTTTATCTTGGATAAAAACTTGTAAAAGAGAGGTGATTTTATGGCAGCAGTCGGCGGCCCTGTAGAGAGCATTACTATAAACGGCAGAAACTTTGTCTGTGACAGCGAAGACGATGTTTCTATTACCCCTAAAGGCTTTAACAACGAAGTGAAGCAGAACGGGGATGGCACAACGCGCCTGGTAAAAAGCTGGCACGTTGGAAGCATTGAAGGCTTGAACATTACCATTGACGAACAGGCAGGCGACCTTGAATTCTTGCAGGATTTGCAGAACAAGTGCGAGTTTGTGCCTGTTCAGTGTACGCTTGTAAACGGTGTAGTTTACAACGGCACGATGCAGATAACAGACGCTGTAAAACTTTCAACAAAAGAAAGTACGGCAGAAGTTACGCTGAATGGCGATGTTGAAAAGTTATAATTTTTAAGACAGGGGAAAATAAGCCCCTGCCAGATTATTTTTTTGAGGTGAACAAATGGCAGACGAAAAAAAGACAACAGGCGAAACTATGAGCGCAGAACTTGCAGAACAGGAAATTGCAAGATGGGCTGAAGACAACGACATTGATATTGTAGGCGCAGGTTTTAGCGATACAGATAAACTTGCTTTGACAATGACAAAAGAACGCCTTGTAAAATCAATGCAGCGTGGTTTTTTGAGCATAAACGACAAAGGAAACTTTGTTTATACAGTTTCACAAAAAAGCCCCGCTGGATTTGCCGGAACAAGCGTTGAACTTGTGCCGCCAAATGGCCGCGCTTATATGGGAATTGATAACTATAAAACACAGCAGATGAACCATAAAATTGTTGCTATTTGCAGCGCAATGACAGGAAAAGACATTGGTTGGTTCTCAAATCTCTACAATACCGACTACAAAGTATTTACAGGTATTGCACAGCTTTTTATGAGTGCCTAACCGTTCCTGTTGCACGGGGTGGAAGTGAAAAAAAAGTTCCGGCTTATGATGGAGTGCCGGACATGATACGGCAAATATATGTTGAATATCATTTGCCAATTCCACCCTATGACATGACTGTTAGGGAAATTCTATTCTGGTATAAACCTTTAATCCCGGAATTAACACAAACACAAAAGGAAATCAAGAAAAAGAGAAATGGCAAGCCGTTATGAAGTTTCAACAACATTTGCATTAGTAGACCGCGCTTCTGCCGCACTTAAAAGCATAGGTGCGAGCGGCGACGCTGTTTCTGGCCGTTTAAATGCAAGTCTGTTGAAAGCGCAAGAGCGGGTCACTGCCTTTGGCGAAACTGCAAAAGCCGCAGGAAAAATGCTTATTGGAATGGGCGTTGCGGCGGTTGGCGCAGGGCTTGTCGTTGCTACAAAACAATACGCAGATTTTGATGCCGCTTTACATGGAGCTGGAGCGGCTTTTAGCGATGTTGATTCTTCAGCAGCTGATTTTGAAGAACGGCTGCATGAAATAGGTTTAAGCGCAAGGGCTGTTGCGGCTGCAACAGAGTTTGACGCAAAGCAAACCGCTGATGCTATGGCTACACTGGCCCGCGCTGGTGTTGACAGTTCAAATGCTATTGCCCTTCTTCCAGGTGTTGCAGATCTTGCAACCGCAGCTTGCGTTGAAATGAACGAAGCTGTAGGAATGGCGGTCGGCGGCTTAAATGTAATGGGCATGATGAGCGACAACCCGGAAATACTAGCCCAAAACATGAAACGCCTTAGCGATGTTATGGCTTACACAGCAGACAGCGCAAACATGAGCTTAACGGATGTAAGCGAAGCTATAACCGCCGGGGGTGCATTCTTTAAGACTGCAAATAATGATTTAAATATGTTCAGCGCAAGTTTAACAGCCCTTGCGAACAACTCTATTGTTGGAGCTGAAGCAGGAACGCATTTGCGCAATATTATGACCAATCTTTCCGCCCCTACTGATAACGCAGCGGCGGCGTTAAAGTCGATGGGAATTGCTACAACAGATTCCAGCGGCAACCTTTTAAGCCTTTCTGATATTGTCGGGCAATTTAACAAAGCAATGGTTGGCATGGGTGACGCAGAACGAAATGCAAATCTTTATGCTATTTTTGGAAAACAAAACATTGCAGCTTTTAACGCCCTGCTTAATACTGGAGCGGATGCGCTAGAGGGTTACGCGGCAACGGCGGCAAACTCTACGGATGCGGCCATGCAGAAAGCCGAAGCCTTGCGTGGTTCTTTACTTAATAAACTTAATGTTTTAAAAAGTGCATTAACAGAAAAAGGTTTCCAGTTTGTAGACGCTTTTGCAGGTAAAGGCGGCAATTTCATTACAGAGCTTACAGAATCAATTTCTAATTTTGATGTTACGCCGCTTGTAAATGGTCTTACAACTGCGCTTAATGTAATTACAAAGATTGTTCAAACTGCATGGACTTTTAGGGGTGTAATAATTGCCGTTGTTGCCGCCATGACTACATGGCGATTGGTTACAGACGCTATTGTGATTGCACAAAAAGCGCATAATGTAATTACAGCTGTTGCAACAGGCGCACAGATTGCCTACGCTTCAGTTATAAAAGGTTCAACGGCGGCACAAAGCGCACTTGCCTTTGCTACGACTGGAACAAAAATTGCAACTGCTATTTTTACGGTTGTTATGAAGGTTGCGGCGGGTGCAGCTGGTGTTTTTTCCGGTGCAATGAGCGCATTAACAGCGGCTATGATGGCTAATCCTATAGGTTTGGTTATTGCTGGAATTGTTGCAGCTGTTGCGATTTTAATCGGCATTATTATTCTTTGTGTTAAACACTGGGATTCAATAAGCGCAGCGTTAAAGCGTGTCGGTGACTGGTTTGTACGGCTAGGAACAAGCATTGCAAATTTTGCTGTAGAAGCATGGAATTCTATCACAAACTTTTTTAGCGGCGTTGGCACACGGATTGCAGAATTTGCTTCTTCAGCATGGGAAGCGATAACAGGATTTTTTACAAATCTATACCATCGCTTTATGACTTTTTTGTTTGGCGAAAACGCCCCTGCTGCTGAAGAATTTGTTGCGCAAATGTTTGAAAAGGTAGGCGCATTTTTTGCGGGATTATGGGAAAAGATAACTGCATTCTTTGGCAGCGTCTGGGAACATATAACCACTTTTTTTGTCACAATCGGCGAAAGCATAGGCGCATTTTTTGTAGGAATCTGGGAACGGATAACAACCGCTTTTGCAACAGCGATAGAGGGAATCTCTTCTTTTTTTGGCGGAATCTGGGAAAAGATAACAGGATTTTTTACTGGCATAGGTAAAACTTTAAGTGGCTGGGTTGAAACAATAAAAGGAAAATTGCAGCCGCTTTTTGACTGGATCCACGGGCTTTTTGATGGCGTTGTGGCAATGTGGCAGAATGTTATGTCAGTATTCCAGGCGGAAGGAATTGTCGGCGTTTTCAAGCGTATTGGTTCGGCAATTTTAGGTTGGGTTCTTACACCGATAGAAAATATGCTTAGGGCGTTAACCTGGATTCCGGGCGTTGGTGACACAATAGAAGGCTGGGCGGACAAGATAGCCGATATGCGCAGCGGATTTGCGGAAAGCGCAAGTTTTGAAAGCAATCAGCAACCGACAGCCCCTATTTCTCCAGCTGAAAGAGCGGTAAATAACTACTCACGTGAGGAGTCAGAAACAACTTCTAATGTAAACATCACTCTTGATGACAGATTAAGCGCAAACGCTTACGGAAGCATTTCGCCTGGTGTTACATTACAAAAAACAGCATCCGGCGCGTTCTAAATCGGTATAGCGAGTTTGCGCAAGCACAAATATCATTGAATCATGGCTTGGAGCGATGAAATTCAAGAAGCGGCGTATAACTCACCTAGCGGAAAACGGCAGACTTTTCTTTATGAGAATGTCAGCCGTGAAACCGATTTAAAAACAGCGTCTTTTGTTTTTCCAGAACTTGACGGGGCCTTAATTCAATCTTTAGGGCTTGGCGGCAGAACTTTTCCTTTAAAGTGTATTTTTTCCGGCGCAAACTGTAATAAAGAAGCTGATAGTTTTGAAAAGCTATTGGAAGAGCGCGGACACGGAATTCTTGAACATCCTGTATATGGCAAAATAAATGTTGTTCCAACTGGAAAAATTAAGCGAACAGACAATCTTGTAAACGGCGCAAACGAAAGCAGCGTTGAAGTTACATTTTCTGAAACTCTTGTTAATAAAGACGAATCTACAAGCGAGGTTGCAACAGCGGACAAACTGGACGCTGCAATGGACGAATACGAGGATGCAGCTGTAGCCGATTTTGCAAATAACATTTACACAGATTCGATTGAAGATAAAATGCAGCTT